GAATGGGTAAACTGGTCAAAAAGAGAGTGAAAGCAGCGATACCAAAGAGCGCCGGGATTATGTCAACCATTGCCGGGCGGTTGGGCTGCGACTGGCACACGGCAAAGAAGTATATAGACGCCGATCCGGAACTGTCCCAAATGTTAGCCGACGAGTTGGAAGGCGTACTTGACATGGCCGAGAGCGTGGTGTACAAGTCGGCGCAGGCTGGCAATACGCAGGATGCCAAGTGGCTATTGTCGAAGAAGGGCAAGAAGCGCGGATACGGTGACAGTGTGGACATGAACCATAGCGGGAGGATAGACTTTGGCAGTCTCAGTGATGCCGAACTGGAAGCCATCGTTTCAGGACAGGGCAGCGGCGGCGCTTGAACTTAGGCGACGCCGCAAGGCCCGCAGCCTGCCGCACTTTTGGCAAGAGCGCATCCCGGCTATGTTCGGCTCGTACTTCTGGCACGGATTCAGCCAGCCACATGAGGAGCTTTGGACGTGGGAAGATGCCATAACGCTTGACGGCACGGCACGGCCTATTGTGGCTATCTGGCCTCGTGGCCGGGGGAAGTCATCTACAGCAGAGGCGATAGCGGCTGATTTGGGTGTACGCAAGGCCAGGCGCTATGTGATGTACGTTTCCGGCACGCAAGACCAAGCGGACAAGCACGTTCAGACAATCGCCCGGATGCTGGAGTTGGATAGCGTAGCGACCTATGCGCCGGAGATAGGCAAGCCGAAAGTCAGCAGCAATGGCAACCGGCAATGGAATCGACAGATACTATCCACGGCCACGGGCTACACAGTGGAAAGCATCGGCCTAAACAAAGCGGTGCGCGGACAGAAAATCGACTGGGCACGGCCCGACCTGGTGATTTTTGACGATATAGACGAACGGCACGACAGCCCGATGGCAACCCGCAAGAAAGAGGAGATTATCACGTCATCCATTTTACCCGCCGGTGCATCGAATTGCGCTGTACTGTTTGCCCAGAATTTGATACACGCAGACAGTATCGCCAGCCGGTTGGCACGCAGACCCGGCACAGAGGGAGCGGCTGATTATTTGATGGATAGAATTATCAGCGGGCCATTCCCGGCGGTTGACGGGCTGGAATACGAGCTACAGCAGCGGGGCGATTTGTACGCCTGGACGATTACGGCGGGCATGTCGTTGTGGAACGGTTTTGATTTGGATGTTTGCGAGGCAGAGCTAAACCGGGACGGCCCGACTTCCTATCTGCTGGAAAGCCAGCATGAAGTGGACGCCGACAGCGAGAATGCGCTAATGAGCGGTGAGGACTTTGACCGAACCCGTGTTCTGGTTGCGCCCGACCTTGACCGAGTGGCAGTGGCAGTTGACCCGCCCGGCGGCGCTACTGAGTGTGGCATTGTGGCAGGTGGCAAGGCCCGGATTGGTAACGACTGGCACGGCTACACGCTGGAAGATGCGACGATGGCGGCGGGTGTGAAGCCTGAAGCCTGGGCGCTGGCGGTGTTGCAATGTTATTACCGGCACAAAGCGGATGTGATATTTGTCGAGCGCAACTATGGCGGCGATATGGTATCATCTACAATCCGTCAGACGAAATGGCTAGACGCTGACGGGAATGTTCTGGTAGACGGTAGCAAAGTCCATATTCAAGAGGTGACGGCCACGCGGGGCAAGGCGATTCGAGCCGAGCCGGTGGCGACGGTTTTTCAGCAGGGGCGCGGTCATCATGTCGGGCATTTCCCGGCGCTGGAAAAAGAATGGCGCAAGTGGGAGCCTGGGCAGAGCAGCCCGAACCGACTTGACGCAGAGACTTGGCTGTATACGGGGCTGGAATTGATAGGCGGTTTTGCACAGCAGGTAGAATCCCCCTGGTAGGTGGGCAATTATGGCAACATTATGGGAACGGATACAGGCAAGCGCACGGGCGGCGGTAGCGGCTTGGAGCGGGAATCATTTGCAACACAACAGCGTGAATTCCCCGTTCTCTGTCTACTTTGGCCTGGAAGAGCAAGACAAGCAGAGGGTGGAACGCTATCAGCTTTTCCGCAAATACTATGCGGGGGAGCATACGCGTTTTTTGCGAACTAAAACGGCCAGGGACGGCACGGTTACAGATGACAACGTGACTATTAATCTATCACGCCGTGTGGTCAACAAAGGGGCTTCGTTTCTGTTTGGTCGTCCGTTGCAGTGGGAATTGCAAGAAGGAGGCACTACGCCGGAAGAAATTCTGCTCGATGACATTTGGCGCTCTGACCAGTGGAGACAATCGTTTCTGCAAGAGGCGGCTATCAACGGCGGCACTTGCGGAATGGCTTATATGCAGATTGTCCCCAACGGCGATGCTCTGCCCCGACTGGTCAACGTTGACCCGGCGATTATTTTCCCCCGCTCTAACCCATCTGATATTGATGACATCTGGGCCTACGAATTGCGCTGGCGCGAGGGCGAGAGCGTGATGCGGACTGTCCACAGCCTGCAAGAGAGCGGGCAGGCTTGGGAGACGTGGACAGAGCGCCTACAGCGCGGGCGCTGGACAATGGAGCAAGAACCGGAGGTGTGGCCGTGGGAATGGCCTATGTTCGTCCACAATAAAAACTTGCCCAATCCAAATGAGTTTTTCGGCCTGTCAGACTTGGAAGATGCCGACCTGAACGACGCTATCAATGCGACGGCCAGCAACGTCAATCGCATCACCCGCATATTTGCCCATCCGGTGATGTGGGGGTACGGTTTCAATCTTGACGAAATGGACCCGTCAAAGATGCTGATTGCCAACAACCCGCAGGCTAACTTGTCGGCGCTGGAACTGGGCCGGGATTTGCAGAGTAGCCAGGACTATCTGCGTTTCCTGCGTACGATGTTTGCCGAGATTACGCAAGTGCCAGAGAATGACCCCGACCGGCTGGGGCTGGGGGCGCAAAGCGGTTTCGCCCTGCGGATTCTGTTTAGCGATTTGCTGGATAAGACGTACACAAAGCGCAACCTATACGGCACGACGATTGTAGAGGCTAACCGGCGCTTGTTGGAAATGACCGGGAACGGGCCTGACAATGTGGTAACGCTGCATTGGGAAGACCCGCTGCCTGTGGACGAACGTTCGGAGGCAGCGGCGGATAAGTTTGATTTGGAGGCTGGCTTGTCTTCTGTTGAGACAATGCAACGCAAACGGGGCTATGACCCGGAAATTGAAATGGAACGGATAGCAGCGCAGGCAACGCAGACGGGCAACATAGGCGATGCGCTCTTGGCTGCATTTGACCGTGGCAATACCGGGATAGGGACGGCGCTCTAGTGCCTGAGCATCCTGTTTTGGACGCTGCCCAGCGCTTTCGGGCGCAGGCGCTTGCGCGGGAGCGTGAGGCAGCTAACCGGCTTGTGCAAACATACGGACGGGCGTATACACGGCTTTCTCCTGCTATAGAGTCATTATCACAGCGTATTGCCAGAATGGACTCTCCTGGACCGTCTAGGGCCAGTGTAGCGCGGTTAGAATCACTGCGCTCTTTGCAGAATCAAGTAGAGACAGAAGTCAACCTGTTCGCCGTGTATGCTGACCAGGAAGTGAGTCGAGCGGCAACGGCGGCGATACAGGCGGGATTGTCGGATAGCCGAGCGCTGGCAGCGGCGGCGATGGGTGGCACAGGGCCGGGCGCAAGGGCTTTGATTGCCGGTTGGGATATGTTGCCTACTGAGTCAGTCGAAACGATGCTGGGCTTTCTGGCTGACGATTCTCCGCTACACTCTGCGCTTGTCAAGCGGCTAGGGCCAGCGGTGGCAGAACGTATGAGCGATGCGCTGGTAGATGGGATTGTGCTGGGGATGAATCCCCGCAAAGTTGCCCAGATTGTACGAAATGAGCTAGGCGTAGGCTTGACGTGGGCACTGACGACGGCACGCACGGCGCAGCTAAACGCATACCGTGAAGCGAGTCGGGCCAACTATGTGGCAAATAGTCACATAGTAGAGAGTTGGACGTGGCTATCGGCTCTAGGCAATCGAACGTGTATGAGTTGCTTGAATATGCACGGTAGCATTCACCCGGTGACGGAATCGCTGAACGACCATCACAACGGACGCTGCGTGGCAATCCCAAACGTAAGGCAAGCGGCGGCATTTGGCTTGCCACAACCAGAGATAGAGC